CGACTTCCCGCGTCGGATCGATCAACGGACGGCGTGGTGCCGTCCAGTTCCAGCGATAGTCGCGCGGCACATCCGTGCCGGACAGGCGCAGCGCCTCGGACGTCCAATCCTCTACCCGGCGACAGAATTGATCGATCATGATCTCCGATTGCCAGATTTCGACATTGCGCCACATCGCCAGCCACCCCATGCGGCCAGAACTGAAGTTGACCTTCGATAAATCGCCTGTCAGCTCCTCGTAGGTGATGCCCATCCCGACCGCGATCTCGCGCAAGTGGCCGATGGTGAAGGCATCCAACGAGTTGACTTGCGGCGGATCTGTCCAGTTGACGCGGACACCGGGACCCGGGTCCACGATCGCGCCCGGCTCCAGCGCCTCGATCTCAAGTGCCGCGCCATCGCTGCCCGCCTCGTCGGCGTCACGCTCGATGACCCCGGCCATCAGCGCCGCAAGGCGCTGCTTGAGAAGCTCGCCCTCGCGGAATTCGGAGAGCTCCAGCAAACGCAGAAGCACAGGCGCGAACCAGCTTGCGCCGCGCACCTGACCCGCCCTGTCCAGGCGGCGGATATGGGCGATGTCGTTCGACGCCACACGCTCGGATGCGCCGAGGTTGGCCTTTCGGGACACCGATCCGGGATGATGTCGCAAGATATGATACGCAACCACGGAACCGACCGGCCCGATCTCGACGCCGTGCAGAACCTCATTGCCGCCATAGGCTGTCAGCGTCATGTCGAGCTGATCGACCTCGATCACCTCCAGCTGGAACGGAAGATCGAGGCCCGCGGCGAAAACGCCCCGCCGCAACCTGCGGCGCACGAGCACCTCGCCATCTGCAACGACCGCGCGCATGATCTGGCGCTGCATGCCGGGCAGGCTCAACTCGCCCCGGGCGTCCAGACGCCGCGCATTGAGGTGACGCATCCACGCGCGCTGGATGCGATCATGGCCCTGCAAATCTATCTGATCGACGGGAAAGCTCGGCACGATACCCGCGCCCACCACATGCCCGACAATGACAGCCTGTCCGCGCGTGGCTATGCCATTGTTGCGAATGGCCTCACGCACACGCTGACGCAATCGCCCCCCCGACGCAAGGATAGCGGCATCTGCATCACCGGACGGGCCACGCAGACTGGCGGTGCGCCGCCCCATGCCGCCCGCGTCATATGCCATCACACTCAGGGCGGCACGGCGGGCGCGGGCGCGGCCAAGCGCGCGCGACGGCGCAAGCGCCAGAAGCACCCGGTCGAGCAGGGACGGTTGCTGCGCCATTCAGACGCCGCGCCCGGTTACAGGATAACTGACAGAGGCCTTGCGCGACCCAGGCGTCAGCTCGGCCTGCATCATCCGCCGCACCGCCATCATCTCTGACAGGCTGCGATACTGCACCTCCTCGTTGCCCTGCTTCACGCGCAGCGCGCCGGTTGCGATCGCCGTTTCCAGCGCCGCGAGATCATTTGCCGAATAGGCCATTGTATATCCTGTCAGCCTTGAAGGAATCTGATTTTGCGCGCCCGTCTGGGGGCGGGCGGCGCGGCGGGCTGTGCCGGGACAGGCCCAATCGCTTCCGCGTCGATCTCAACTGCGCGGATGTTCTCAGGGCCGCAGGCGAACTTGGCCGGGGCAGCGGCGGGGTTGATCCGCTTGCCACCCAGAAACTCGAAAACCCCGAGCGCCTGCACCTGCCCGTCGAGCAATTCGTTTCGCGTCACGCCAGGGCGCTTGTCGTAACCGCTGGCCGTGCGCTCTTCGGCGATCAGTTCTTCCAGCCTGTCGTCAGCCAACCAGTCGCCCCAGTGCAGCGCACCCGGGCCATCCTCGCGGCGGGCAATGGCGGGCAGGATGCTGTCCTTCAGCCGGTCGGTGGCAAGGTTCAGCAACTTGATCGCCCGCGCCTTCTTGCCCTTCGATCCACGCTCGGGGGCCTCGTGCCACACGCGCGTCGGCACATTGAACCCTCCACGGCCACGCGACAGGAACCACAGCCCGCGCTGGCCGTCCTTCAGGCGAGCGCGCAGGAACTTCTCGGCATTGTCTGACACCCCGGCCTCGCCGTGAAAGTCCACCACGATTGCCAGCGGTTTCAGACCGTACGCCTGATCATCGACATGAAAGACCCGATCCGCCAGCGGCTCCAGAACCGCCCAGTCCTCGGCATATCGGGCGGGCGACAGCGGGCGGCCCTCGGCGGACGGCGCATCTGCGGGCGGCGCGATCAAATCGAATGCATCGATGATCGCCCGCTCCCCATCGTCGCCCCATGCCGTCACGCTGACCGGGAAGCGCGCCTTCTGCACGTCGACAGATACCGTGACGCACCGCGTCCAGACCGGGGCGATGCCACGCGGCAACGGGCGGGCCATGTCGCGCAAATCCGTCAGGGTCAGTGCATCTTCGGCGCTGCGGTCACGCTCCAGCGCATAGGGCACCCCGAGGTCGGTGTAGTGCACCTGCGCCAGATCGGTCTCGTCATCGTAGCGCGCCACCTGGGCGCGGGCGCGCTCCAGCTTCAGCACGATATCCGACCAGGTCGAAAATGCGGCAGCCGCCCCGTTGAGCGCATAGGACGCCACATCGACGCCATCCAGCGCGCTGTCGCCGATCTGCACATGCGCACCGTCTGCTGCTTCATGCAGCCAGCCCCCACGCCCCGTCAGGGCCGCCCGGTTGAATTCGGGCTTGTGCCGCGGCGCGATCACGGAACCACAGTTCGGGCACACCATCACAGCCGCCTGCGCGGCTTCGACCACGGGCAGGTCAGCGTCGTATTCCAGATGCTCGTGGCTGGCCTCGAACAGGCCGTCGCAATCGCGGCACTGCCAGTGGAACCGCCCCTTGGTGCCCTCGTTGTAGATCCGTACGATACCACCTGTGGTTTCCGGAAACGCATGGCCGCGCGCGGCCGGCGCATCGCGGCGCACCGGGTAGGCCGGCGTGCTTTCAACCAGCACGCACCCGCGCGATCCGAAGGTCTTGGTCCGCTGGCGGGCCATCCCGTAGGGCGATCCCTCGGGCCGGTCCTTCGGGCCGAGCTGCGCGGGCATGTGATCGTAATCGGTCAGCAGCACCTGCTTGAGCGAGCGGCCCGACAATTGCGTCGCCACCGGGTAACCGATGGTCACGCGGCACCCGCGAAACCGCTTGCGCGAAAACGTGTTGTCGTCGCGCCCCGCACCGAGGCGGGCGCGCACGGCAGGCGAATTCGAAATCATCGGATCGAGCTTCTCCTCCACCCAGGCGTTGGCGTCGGGACGGGTCATGTGCACGATATGCACCGGCCCGGGATCGCAGGTGATCGCATGGACAGCCGCCGCCTCCAGCATCTTCGTCTTGCCGGATTGCGACGGGCCCACAAAACACACCGCGTTCCAGCGCCGCGATCCGATCTGGTTGGCGGGCTCCACCATGTAGGCGGTGAGCTCCGGGTCGAAGGCGGCCCAGTTGCCCGCGATGTCGACCCTCATATAGAGCGCCGCGGCTTCCGTGACCGTCAGCCGAGACGGCGGATCGAGCAGCACCAGCTCATCCAGCGCCAGATCCTCCGCGCGCAAGAAGGGCGGCAGCGCGGGAATGTCGAGGACTGTGCGCGCACCGAGCATCTGCATCACAGGTCCATCGTCCGTTGCGCGCCGGGGCCGTTCACGACTTCGCCGGGCCTGTCGATCTGCGCCTCGATGTCCTGCCGGATCTCGCGCAGCACGCTCATGCAGCGGCGTTCAAGCATCGCGGCGGCGGCGCGATCAAGTGACAGTTCGCGCTCGGCGAAATCCGGCAACGTCACGAGGCCGCGCTGCACGGACGTGAATATCTGCTCCAGCACCGCTCGAACCCGCTCCGCGCGGACCAGGTCGCCGCGCTGCTCCGCGACCCGGTTACGGTGCCATTCCGCTTCCGAGATCTCGCGCAGGTAACGCGGCGTCATCTCGAAATCTTCGTCGGCATCGAGGTTCAGGAACGATTGAGCGGCCTGCGCGGCGATCCTGTCCGCATCTTCCTGCCGTCGACGTTCGTCGCCACGGACCTCCTGCAGCCATTGCCAGCAGGCCGACAGATGGAACTGCCACGCCTGCCCGTTCGTACCTTCCGACAAGTACGGCATGCCCTTGCCCACCCAGTCGCTGATCGTGTTCTGGGATGTCGCCAGCGCGCGGGCAAGGTTGGTGCGGTTGAGCACACCGTCCTCGCCGCCCGGCGCCAGATCATGGCGCAACACGACATCGAACTCGGGCTCAGGGGCGGAGGTCATCGATCAGGCCTTGTGGCTCACGAAAACAGTCGTCGCGACGTCACACCAGATCCACGCAGTGTTTACGTCGGTTACGCCGGGAAACAGATCCGCCAGTGTC